CAGCGAATGAAATATGGGAAGTAATTACTGAGCCAATTCCTGGAAATAATGCTGAACCATTCCCAGTTTTTACAGATTTAGATCCAGTTAAAGTAGACGCATATGCTTATAGTGAAGTATTGAGAGTACAGGGATTGAATGAGGATGGTGCCATCAGTCTCAGCAACAATGGAGAGTATGCTTTATCTACTACTGGAAACACATCTACAAATGCTGATGGATATGAAGTTTTAGATGGTGCTAACTGGTTAACTAGCGGAACAGTTAGCAATGGTGATTACTTACAATTGAGAATTTTAAGTTCACCAAATAATTTAACTCCAACTACAACTGATCTTTCTATTGCTGATGATGCCAATGGATCAAGTTGGACTGTTACTACTGGTGTAGCACCTTCTACTAGTCCTGATAACTTTTCATTCCAAGATCAAACAGGAGTTCTTGAAGACACATTAATTGGATCAGATCAACAACCAGTCGCTGGTATCAGTGGGTTGACCCCTGGTCTATCTGTACCAGTAGAACTTATTCAAACAGATTCTAGTTTAGTTCGTGTAAGAGTTAATGGTGGATCTATTGGTGTATTCCCAACATCAGTACAAAATGGTGATAAGTTAAACATCTATTTACAATCTGCTCCAACATTTAACACACCTAGGGAACTCCAGATTCGTGTTGGAGATAGAGCTATTTCTACATTGACTGTTATAACTGGTAGTGGACCAGACAGTGATGCTACATTTAATCCACCAGCAAATTTAAATAACCAAGTTCCCAATACTTACGTAAGTAGTACACCTGTTACTATTGGTGGTATTAATATACCCATCACTATTAATGCTACGAATGGGTCCTTGATTTCTATTGATGGTGATACACCAGTTGTTGGTCCAAGAACATTTGATCCATCTGTAAACACTTCATTTACGTTAGTAAGTTTGGTGCCAGTTAACCTAGGCACATCACAGTCTACCACAGTTACAGTTGGAACTGGATCATCTAATAACCCTTTTACTTGGACAGTAACTAGTTATGCAACTGTTCCACCTCCAGCAACTAATCTAGGTACTTGGTATAGTAAAAAGGTTGAAAAATTTGATGGTTATCCAATTGGTACTGTATTGCCTATCTTGAAAGAAAGTGTTGCTACAGGATATGGTGATCTTGATGGATCTCTTGGTGATAGATATCCTGGATTTATTCAGTGTGATGGTAGATCTTTAAGTACAACGCAGTATTTTATGCTGTTTGATGTCATTGGATATACTTATGGTGGGTCTGGTTCTTCTTTCCAGATTCCAGATTATAGAAACAGAAGACTATGTGGTACTGGACAAGTTGATGCTAGTAGAGGTAACTCAGTTTCTCTACCAATTACAAGTGGTGGATCTATCTTTGATGTTGGTGCTGAGGGTGGATATTGGTATTTTGATAAAGTAGATGCTTTAGGTGCTGATCCACTTGAGCAAATTCAAGGAACAGGTACAACTGGACTCGTTAGTGACTACTTTAGTCTAGGAACAGTAAAAATATCGGGACTTGAGACAGTAACAGATGATGTTAGATTCACTATTGTCGGTAGTGTTGTTGGACAAATTGGTCCATTGGAGGATGTTGTTGTACAAGCACCTGAACATGATCATGCTTATGTTGCTGCTGTAGTTGATGGTGATGGTGGAGATCCTTTGATTAGATGGGGTCCACCAGCTGGTAGAGGTATGTTTGGTGTTGGTGGAGGAGAATTGCCTAGCAATGTTGAGAGAACACAAAGAGATAGTGTAGACAAACAGGCTCAAGCATGGGCAGATTTCTTAGAAAACTTAGGTGGTGGTAAATTCAAAACCGAATTGGAATTATATTATGGTGGCGGTTTTGATTTAAAACAGTGGGCATTAGAGAATTTACAAACTGGACTGGACGAAGTTAACGTTGAAGTTAATCAGTTCAGTGTTGGATTTGGTGATGAAAATAGTGATGCTGAAACTGACGTTGACTTCATGACTTGGTGGATATCTCCAGCAAGTGGATTATCTGGAGCAGATCTTGCGACTATTTCATCTGGCACCAATGAATGTGCTGCTGTTGTTGATACAGATCCACTACGTTTTAGTCTAGACTCATATTTACCTGTTAGTGGAACTACAAATAGTCACTCACACTTCCTGACTGAAGATCCTATTTCAAACATTCAAAGTGATTTTAGTTCTGGAAACTCTAGTGGTGCTGGAACAATTACTGCTGGACTAGGAAATGGTGCTACCAGTATTAATTTGGTATTTGAACAGAGTGATATCTTTATGGATATGACAGATGCTACATTTACATGGAACAAGAGTTTCGCTAAACCATTCCCATCTGTTACAATGGAACCACAGATTCAAGTTCCAATTATCAATCCTTTCCACAAGACTAAATATATTATCAAAGCCTATTGATTATGTCATCATTACCTGATTATAGACCTCATGAATTGATGTATGATAAAAACATAACTAATTCTGAGTTTGACGACTTTATTGGTGTATGGAATAATTTCATGCCCAGACCTCTATGTGAGGACATTTGTAAATTTACAGATAATCAAATTGATCAAGCATGTATAGTTAATCCAAGTCTTGGAGTGCAGGAATATGCTGCTCCTGATCATGTGATTAAGTCAGAAGACATGTATGGTGGTCAATTAAATCGCAAAGATTTTGCGATGGTTTTAAATTATGCTAATAGAGATCTTTGTCTCAAAATTAATTCAATTCTAAGATGCTGTGTGAAGCATTATATCGCAGAGTATCAAGCTTTGATGAAGACTAAAATGATTTCTTCTGACATTAAGATACAAAAAACTCCTCCTGGTGGTGGATATCATCTGTGGCATTATGAAGCTTCTGATGAAGCACACGCTATGAGAGAGTTAGTCTGGATGATTTATCTTAATGATATGCCAGATGGTGAGGGTGAGACTGAATTTCTCCATCAAAGACGTAGAATTAAACCAACTGCTGGAACCGTAGTTATTTGGCCAGCAGCGTTCACTCACACCCACAAAGGAAATACTGTACTCACTCAAGATAAATATATTTTGACAGGATGGTACATTAAACGTAATTAACTCTCATGGAACAAAGAATCGCTCTCATACAAGTTGATTTTGCCAATAATACCATCATAGAAGGTGCCGAACCAGGACAGGGTTTTAGACTACTGCCTACAGATTTCAATGGCAAAAGACATAAGATCGATGAAGAACTTAAAACTAAGTTCCTCAGCACAAAGATTTCTGATTTCTGGCATACTGACAAAGACTTAATTGAGTTTTTCCAATATTACAGTGACGGTACATACTTCTGTCAGAGAAAGAGAGTCAAGTATGATTTTAATACAGAGAGTACATACCTTCAAACTTATAGTTTTACTGGAGCTAGTTCTGAGCAAGCAAGAGAACTATATGAATTGATCGATACTTTCTTTAAAGTTGTAGTCGAAGTAAAGAATGCGAAAATCAATGAAGTAGTTGCTGGTATTGATCAAGAAGTTGCTTTCTTCGAGCAACGTCAGTATAAGTTAAGAAGACAGAAGCGTGAAATGCTAAGTCTCTCTGACTGGAGAATTCTACCTGACATTGAAGATAGTTATGAGGGAGAGAAAGATGCTTGGATTAAGTGGAGAAAATGGATTAGAGATCATTCTACACCAACTCCTGGCGATCCAGAATTCCATAACTCTGGATTAGAATACTTTAAGTATACTTACAATCTAAAGTTTCCAATTGACCCATCTAAGTACAGAAAGATGTATCCAGAAGGTAAATTGGAAGATGGTGTAACTGATGCTCCAGCGTTTATGGATGCTAATGATGCAAATCAATGGGTGAAACATGACTCACAGGCATCTACTGACTTCTTCCAGAATAGAGAAGTTAACATGTTTAACTTGGCACAGAGAGGAATCGCTCCAACTAGAAAAGTTACTAAGAAAGTATTGGATCTAATGAAAGAGTTGAATATTAATGAAGACGTAGAAATTGATTGGGCAAATTACTTTGTTGATGAAAATGAATTATGATATATGAAATTGAATTACTAAATTATGAACAACTAACATATATCAATCAATATTTTAAACACTTAACGTTCAAAGATGGTAGGATTAGTAACCCATCTGCGGATAAATCCTGTCAAACAGTATTTGATGGACCAGGACATTATGATCTGAACATGTATTGTCGTGATATAATATCACGTACAGTTCCATTACAGGTATCTGAAGTTTCACAAATATATTTTGTGAAGTATGGCATTGGTGACAAATATGGTGATCATTATGATGCTAATCCTTGTGGTGGTGTAAGATCAGACTACAGTATAACTTGTTTTCTGAATGATGATTATGATGGAGGCGAGTTAGTAATAGAGAACGAGAGAACTATTAAATTATTTGCAGGCAAAGCAGTATTATACCCAGGTAATCTACTTCATCGTGTAAATGAGGTTAGGTCTGGTACTAGAAATGTTTTTATTGGATGGATACAGACACAATGAGTGATGTTATACAGTATGAGGATTTCTTTTCCTTCAATGATGTTAGAAAAATACAATCCAAAGTAGAAGAATCTAAATGGAGATATGGTCATGGGTCACATGTTGACCAATACAATAGATCACGAGGTATTCCATTTTGGCGTATGGATCTTCTAGAGGATTCATATTTTTCTGATTATCTTCTAAATATCATTAGGGAAAAAACCCAGCAAGATTATGATCTTTATGATGTATATGCTAACGGTCACACATTTGGCACTCAAGGAGAGTTTCATGTTGACTGGTATGAATCGAATGGTAGAACTCTAATATACTATGTAAATCCTACATGGAAACCAGAGTGGGGAGGAAAAACCATATTTCTCCATGGAGACAAGGAATTGGAATATAAAAATCCTATTCCTAACTCTGCTATCTTTTTTCCTGGTGAAATACCACACATGGCAGAGAGTACAACTAGATTATTTACTGGGTTGAGAGTAACTATTGCTTGGAAACTAATACTAAAATGAACTCATCTTACGACGCATTCTACTTAGATAATTTTATCGAGAACTATGCTGTTCTTAAAGGAAAAGCAGTAGTATATCTCAGATCGACTGGTTGGAATGCCAGTTCTGATGTAGATGCTATTAATGCTTCACAAGAACTGTATAAAGATATTCTTCCTACTGATCTGTGGACTCTATTAAAGAATTCTGAGCATGTATTTGCTGAGGTAGATGACTTTGATGACATGTTGAACTTCCTAGAGTCAAATCTACCAAGCAGTCAAGCGAGCACCACTACACCAGAAAATTATATTTTCTATTCACTTGCTAATTCTGTTGGTCAAATTGTAGCGACAAACGAATGATGTTCTCAGATAACTTTCACATTGTAGAGAAATACAATGTAAACACACAAGAGCATGTTTCGACCATCGAAATGATGCCAAGAAGATTTACACGTTTGGTTGACTCTGCATATCTTCCAGACATGGAACCTGATTTGGTTGTTAAATTAAACAAGTTATTTGATTATAAGCAAAAACATACTACAGATCCTAACTATGTTTTTGACAAATATCTTTATATCGAGCATAAAGATAACAACGTGATTTCTTACTATTGTAAGAATCCAATTAGATTTGCCACAATTGAACATCCTACTGTCTGGAACAAGTTTATTGGTGAGATCGGTACTGATAACCTCTTAGATTTTAGATCTAAGATCAGATCTATTACCAACAACCATGACAATATGGAAGAAGCGATCATGGGAATATTATATGATCCAGATGGAATTGCTACTCAAGTATCAGTTTGGGATGGGCATTATAATATAGATGTTGAAGATGAGACTTTGTTGAAAAAGTTATATCGCTTGTTCTATGGAAGACAAGACACCTGTAAGGGTATTGTGTCTTTAATGACAGACAGCACTGATATCAAGATGCGTTTAGTGCTCAAGTATCCAGAAGTTTTTGATAATGAGAATGAATTGTTCATCAACAAATCTGTGAGAAATACAGACATGGTTGATGGATATCTTGATGTTCTTTCTCGTGAGGGTGGACTAGAGATTATAACATCTGAACAAAAAGACTATATTAGATCTATTTGTGTTGGTCAATCCACATTTGAATTAGAATATGTTATCGGTACAGATGGTGCTGTTAAGGATCTCTATGCTTATCAGTGTCGCGTCAATGACTTTGAGGACTTGACAGCAGGTTGAGGGTCTGCTACCGTAGCAGAGCACCAGTCGGGCACCCATGCTTGAATTTTGTTATGAACTCCCCTATGAGGATCTTGACTTCACAGATCCAGAGACTCG